TCCCGCGCCGAGGGCGGGCGTGAAGACGATATTGGTCGTCGGCCCGGAGTCGGTCGGCGTGCGTGCCGTCACGGTATGCACCGTAGTTCCAGCCGTTTCGCCGGCCACGGTAAAGCGAGCGCCTACCGGCACCATCGTGGTGACGGTCGTGTTGAGCGCCACCGTGTCAATGTCGAAGGTGGTGTCGTCTTCGGCCGGAGGCGTGACCGGCTCGTTGATGAGCGCCGTCCCCGCAAGACCGTCTCTGATCTTGATTACGGCGTCTCGAAGTTCAATTCTGGCCATCGAAAACTCCTGTTATTCGTTGAGGTAAAGGACGTACCGTGCATCCACGGCGGTCTGTTTGATCTTGTCCACCTTGTCCAACTGGCCAAAGTGCAACACCCGGATGCTGTTGTTGTTCCCCGGTCGCGGCACCAGACATCCAAGATGCACCTGAGTGTCAGGGTCGCTGGCGACGTAATCGCCGGGTTCGCCGCCGAAGTTCCAGACTGGAATCGGCAAGGACATCGCCTCGTGAAACAGACCCGCATACTTGAGGATGGTCGCGGCGTTCTTCTTTGCCCCGTCGTAGCGACTGGTCAGAAGTACGTTGACATCGACATAAATGCGGTGGTAGCCCTTCGAGAGTTCCTGGTCGAAAGGGCCGGTGATGCGGATTTCCGCGCGGTCGCTGGCGTGCTCGAACTGTGCGGTGCGATCGTCGAAGTGTTCGATGAGCACGGGCAGCGAGACCTCGGTGGCGACCTGTTTCAGATAGTCGGCCACCGAATGAAATATCCAGCGCGACCAATTAGGGTTTGCGGCCATAGTCGCTCCTATGCCCGGAGGGCGCTGGACTGGAGTTCCAAGAAGGATTCCGCCCTCAGATCGAAGACTTGCTCGGGCGTCTCGCCTACAAGCTCGCGGGCCGCAATGACCCAGCCGGCGTCAACCTCGAAGGATTCGATGTTCTTGATCTGGTATTTGCGACGGTTGTAGACAATCCAATCGTCGGCAGTGAGTTCAGGTAGCGCGCGGACATCGCGGCGGTCGATGATGAACTCCCGCTGGCTGGCGTCGTAGTGGCCGCCCGTGACGAACTGCTTGTTCGCCGAGATGACGGAGATCGTTTGCTGGGCAACCCGGTCAATCCGCGAGGGCACCACGATCGCTCGTCGCACGTGCGTGACGCTCTTCGTCACGATTTTCTCGCCCGTCCTTGCGTCCGTCTCGCTGGAAACCAGTTTGTAGATGTCAATCGGCGCGCCGTAATCCTTCTTCATCTGGTAGAGGGCTTGCCGAATCCGCTGGTTCAGATTGCGATTGATGGGCGGTCGCATGGCGGGTTCCTAGCGGTCGAGAGTCCTTTCGATTCGTTCCATCACCGCCGTGTTCCTGGCGATGACGGCCGAACAGTCCTGGACCAGCGGCAAGATCACTTCCCGCTGTTCGTTCTCCAATTCGTCCAGCCGGTTGGAGAGCCGGACTTCGCGCTTCCAGTCGCGCCACAGGAAGAAAACGACGGCGAGAAAGAAAGGGCCGAACTGTTTGATGAGTTCGATCGCGTCTGCGAACTCGCCTGAAGCAAAGAGGGTGGGCATCAGAGAAGCCTTTCGCAGATGGCGCGGGACAATAGAAGGGCCGCTCGCCCCGGACGATTCCAGGGCGAGCGACCGTGATAGACAGAAACCACCAGCAGGGTTTAGCCGAGCAGCGGCACGCACAGCCGGGTGTCAAGCACCGCGACACCGCAGAGGGTATCGAGGTTGACCTTGGTTCCGCCGGCGTCGATGTCGTACTGCATCGCAACACGCATGGCGATGCCGTTTCGGTTGACCACCTTGGCCATCACGCCACCCGCCGGCAAAGCCAGAGGACGGCTCACCAGGGCGACGGCCTCGCGGTGGAACGCCCAGTTCAGCGATCCACACGGGCCGGGAAAAGCGTCATCGCCGCTGCCCACCGCGATTTCCAGCGGCCGATCCAGCACAACCTTTGTGGAGGTCGAACTGACCGGAACGGTCTGGATCACGGTGTAAACCCGACGATTCGCGCCAGGCGCGCCGAAGGCGAGCAACTGGCCGATCTGCGGCCCCTTGTTGGCCGTGTGGTTGTCAAGCTGAATGAGCTTGCTGTAACCAACGGCGTAAGCCTCGTGGGCATCGCACTTCTTGTAGTGCGTAGCCACGCAGTCATCCAGCACCGCGTACTTGAGGGCCTCGCCGAGGACCACGGCACCCGTGGTGGCATCGGTCATATACGTGGGCTGATCGTTACCGGCCAGCACCAGGTACTCACCGGCAACGCCCGTAATCGTGACGTTCAGAGCACCCTCGTAACCAGCCGGGTGCGGACCACTGGTACAGGTCAGGTCTTCCGAGTCAGCGCCGATCGAAACCGAGTTGACATTCTGATCGAGATAGGTGTTGAAGCCCAGAATACGGCCGAGGGTCGCATTCTCCAGGGCCGACCCGCCGTCGCCGCGCTCGTTGGCCTTGATGAACATCGTGTTCTTCAAGAGGGCCGTTTCGCTCGCGGGCGAGAGCACAAGGTTCCGACCCTGCATCGGGGCCAGGTTCTCGTTGAGCCGCTGACGGGCTTCCAGCACGTAGTCGTGGCTGTTCGCGGCGCTCAGGCCACCGAGCTTGCCGGCGCGGTTGTTCACGCCGGTGAGGAACTCGTGAATGCGGCCCATGATGGCGCGGTCAACCGAACGGCCGATCGTCTGCATCGCGGGCAGCAAGTAAACCTCCACCAAGTCCTGGAAGGACAGGCTGGCTTCGCCGTCCTTGATGACGAAGGACTTGTAGAACCACTGATCCAACGGCACGCGCACGTTAGTGGCGGCGGCCGTCTCATGGACCAGCGTATCACCGTCCGCCTTGCGGCTGATGGTGAAGGTTCCGGGCCGGCGAGTGTTCACCACGTCGCCGTAGCTCTTGACCTCATCCTCGAAATCGCGGTAGACGAGGTTGGCCATGACCATGTTTTCTTCGAGGATGGCCAGACCCTCGTTGGCCCACATCTCGGGGATGAAGGCGTCGTTGTTTGCATCGGTCACGCCGTAACAGGCGACGGCCGACACACAGAGATACCAAAGATTCATTGTTGTCTCCAATCGGGACAGATCGTTGTTGTAAGAAGCAGGTCCGACCCCTGAGTCTTAACGGCGGCGATTTCGCCGGAGACCGAGCAGTTCAGGGTGCTCTGCTCGAACTTTCTGGTACTGATCGGGCGTGAGATTACGCACGTCAATCTTCCCGTTAGAACCCGGTGTGAGGCCACCGATAGCCGAATTGCCGCCAACGCCCGAAACGACATTGCGCTTAAAGAGATTCTGGAACTCGGGAAGCTCCGTCATGCGCTTGACTGCCTCGCTGGGCGTCCGAGCGGTCTTGATCTCCTGGCCAGTCGTGGCGTCCTTGTCCGGGAAGTCCACCATGACATCGAACTGGCCGGTGCCCTTGCCGTTGGCATCCACCTTCTCGACCAGCTTGGTCCAGTCCTTCAACAGCGTCACGACTTGGCGGGTGTTGTAAGACTCATGTTCGACTGCGGCGTCTTGAAGCGCCCGCATGATCGTCGAATCGCGCCACCGCGCTTCGGCGATCTCAGCGCGTCGCATGGTTGCCGCGAGTTTGCCTTGATAGGCCGCCTCCAGTTCCTTCTTTTCCTGGGCGGCCTGCTGTTCCTTGCTGCGAAGCTGCCCCTGGATCGTCTCCAAGTTCTCTTGCAGCGTTTGGCGCTCCTTTTCCGTCAGGCTCTTGTTGTTGGCCAGAAGCTCCTTGTAGGTCGCTTCGGTCTTCTCAAGCTCCTTGCGGTACTTCGTCTCCTGCTTTCGCCGTTCTGCGGCGATCGCGTCGTTGAACTTCTTCTGTTGCTCAGGGGTGAATCCCTCGGGCGGCTTCACGTCATCGAGCTTGTCGTCCGACTTCTTGTCCTTGTTGAGGTCGTCTTTGTTGAGGTCGTCCTTGTTCGGATCGTCTTCGCCTTCGTAGCAAGCAACGAGCGCGCAGGGTTTGTACCAGTCATTCATAAACATGACCATCGTTTCCTTTGTTCCCCGAATTTGTCCCCGGTGGCTCTGGCACGGGTAGTTGCCAGCCGGTAATGGATGCCGCTCTCGCGGCTAGTAAGAGATGCCGGGAATTACGACACCCGGCTTACACGGATCGCGTCATCGTCGCGCAAGAATGGCACGAGAAGCCGCCAGGCGAGCGCGGAAGGCACGCCGTTGACGATGTGCTCAACCGGCACATGATTGCGGCTGAACGTGGTGCGGACGGACGCATAACCCTGGCTTTCGATGCCAAGGTTCTCAAGCTCCAACTCCGGGTCTTTGCCGTCCAGGAGCGAATGGGCGATCTCGTAACACGCGCGACGGATCGCCAAAGGAACCTCGGTATCTCCCCCTCGCGGAAACTCCAGAGCCTGCGAGGCTTCGGCGGTCATCACTTCCTCCACCGTGGGAGAACTGCAACTGCCGACAGCCGACGGAATGTCTTGCAGTCCATACTGCTGCAACAACACGTACACCGGACGCTTGTATCCCTTGTAGTTCAACGTGTCGATGATCTGCGTGGCTGCCCATAGGGCCTTCGGCCGATCGGCTGGATCGGCGTCGGACCACGCGCTCTCGTGGAGGCGCGAGGCGAAATAGGAGTCAGCTTCGACAAGCGTGCCGTAGTAGATCATGTCCAGCCCGTAGTATGGTGAATTCGCCAGGAGTTCAAGTATGAGCCTCGTAACCCGGAGTTCCGGGGAACCGAACCCTCCGAGCACCTCGCACTGAATCTGGGTTGCCTGGAGGCGATCGGTGTCGCCCCGGCCCACGACCTCCGATCCAAGGGCCGTGACATGGAGCGTAGGAACGAACCACTCGCCCAGAATCTCACACTGGACCTGAGTCGCTCGAACGGCGGCAGCCTCAACGGACCCAAGTATTTCCGCAGCAACCGCAGTAACCCGAAGTCCTGGAACAGTTGGCTCGCCAAGGACTTCGCATTGAACCTGGCTTACTCGAAGTCCCGGAATAGTCGGTTCCCCAAGGACTTCACATTGAACTTGAGTCGCTCGAAGACCATCGAGGTCGCCGCGTCCCAGAATCTCCGAACCGAGCGCAGTGACCCGAATCGTCGGAACAGTCACCTCACCGAGGACTTCGCACTGATTTTGAGTCGCTTGGAGTCCGTCGAGATCACCGTTGCCTAAGATTTCCGCGCGAACTGCCGTAACCAGATTCGCCGGGAGGGCATAGGTGCCCAGTATCTCACATACAACGCGAGTTGCCTGAACGCGGTCGGTTGCCCCGCGTCCCAGCACTTCAACGACTTCACGAGTCGTGTGAAGTCGTTGCGTGTCACCACGCCCAAGAACCTCCTGTACGATACGAGTTGTGCGAAGGCTCATACATGCTCAATGCCGATCTGCATGGCGGCAACCTCTGCCGGCGTCCACATAGCGCCAGTGGCCGGATTATGCTCTGCCAAGACTGAGAACACGTCGTACCCTGTGCTCGTCACTGTCTGATTGCCACCAGTGGTTTCTGTAGCGCCTGATTTGGCGAATGGCCGCAGACCTTGTGATGCAGTGTCGGTCACTCGTGCATCGGCATTCAGTTGTATGCCTTTGATGTTGGCATTGATCCGTGTGCAACTGGTCACCCCGTAGATGTCCTTGTTGCCAACGCTCGTCGAATACACGTAGTCCACGTCATCATTCGACGGAACCTCGTCCACGCACGCGGCATTGCTCGTTCCCGTACTCCGCGTCCAGTTATTTAGGACATTGGAGTTGGGGAGTACGGCCTCAACGCTCTGGCTGCCGAGAAAGTCGTTATTATCCGTCCCCGTCGTGTCCAGGATGTACATATCGTCGAAGTAGACAAAGATGGAGGCCGAGGCCCCTTGCCCACCACGGAACTGGATTCGATCAATCAAGCCGCTTCCACTGTTTCGAGTGTCGATACCAGACGCGGAGGCAACCGTCGTCCCATTGATGCGGACCTCATAGGCACCATCCGTGTCGCCGATGGTCAGCTTGACTTCCATGTAGTACCACTGGCCGGCGGCGAGAGTGTAGGGGTCGCTTTCACCAGGCAATACCGTGCCCGCACGGTTCAATTGGATGATCCCAGGATTGAGAATCTTCAGTCCAACATGATAATTCTCTTCGCCATCGTAGAACCGCAAGATGTCATAGTTGACAGCAATGGTGTCGAGCTTGATGGCGGCACCGAAAACGATTGTCGCGGCTGGGGTGAACGGCGGAGTCGAGAATTGTACGGGAGGATTGGTTTGACGAAGACCGATCGAATAGCCGAAAAAACGCCCGCCGCCCGTGTAGACCACGCCAGTGACATCCCAGGGCGGGCCGTACTTCCGTACTATGAGCGCAGTCACATTCTGACTGGAGGCGGTGGCAAACGTCTCGAAACCCTCAATCCAACGTAGAGCCATGATTACCTCGAAATCCAGCTATATTGGCTACCGGCGCTGGCGTCCGTCTTGGTGATCGTAACCGTGCCGTTTGTCGCCGCGCCGGTCATGGGCGGAACATCTTGCTTGGCAAAAGTGCCTTGGAACGTGACCGTATAAGGCCCGCCGGCGGCACCGGACACATCGACGTTGCCCGCCCCGATGCTTGCCAAGCCTTCCAGTTCAGCCTTGAGCGTTGCCGCCGTGGCGTCACAGGCAATGGCGTCCGTAGTCTCGCCCTCGAACGTGAGTGTGAAGGTGTCGCCGACTCCCAGGCCGTCAAGCGTGACAAGCTGCTGCGAATTGCCGGCCGGAGTGGCGACCACGTAGACCTTACAAGGATTGTCAACCGAGATGTTGATCTCTTCGCCAGCAGGGAGGCAGAAGCCTGTTTCCTCGCTGACACCTTGCGGGCCGACGTAGATGTCGATCGTATTGGCCGTGGCTGCCCGGACGTTGACGCCCTTGTATGCCTTGTGGGAGTATGGTGCTGTGACGATTGGTTTGCTCACCGCATCGGCACCGCCGTGTCCCACGATGAATTCGCTTACTGATTCTTGAAAAACGTCCATTAGGTCTGTTTCCCTTGATTGTTAGCGCCTCGGCCTCGCACGCGCCGGTGCTTGCTGTCGTGCAACGTGCGATCCCGCCCCAGTTTCTTTTCCTGCCGCGAGGCTTGGAGGTTCACCGATAGGTCCGGCACCCCGCGAGCGGCAGGATCGCCGCCCGTTGAATTGTTTGACCCCTTGACGCTTGCCTGGGCCTGGGCCACGCGGGCAGCACGCTCGGCATGGTCCTTCTTGGCCTGGATATGCTCCGTCTCGCTGAACCCAAGGGCCATCGAGCCGGTCTTCTCGCCGCAAAGGCCCGCTTCAACCGCCTGGAGGATCGTTTGCGGATCGCTCGTCGTATAGGCCGACTCGTCGATCTCACTGTTGATCTTGGCGATCGTTTCCACGCCGACCTTGCCGCCAAGAAGGGCTTGCATGATCGACTTGCTGATTTCGCGTTTGACTGTCTGACCGGGCACACTGCTCATCAGCTTCGAGAGCGACGTGGCCTCGTCGATACGATCTTTGTCCGTCTTGAGCGAGTAGCGGTCGGGGTATTTGATCGTGGCGATCCTGCGGCGAGCGATGATGCGCTCCTCGTAGGTCGCCCAGAACTCCGCAATCTTCCGCTCCGCGCTTTCCAGCACAAGGCCGATGTAGCTCAGCCCGGCCTCCAGGCCGCCGCTGTCAAGCGCCTGCACACCGGCAGGCATCTTGGAGCCGAGCGCCTCGACGCCCAAATTCACCAGTCGGGTGATTTCCTGAGCGATCTCCTCGCGCAGGTCCATCGACGCCTTGAGCGGGTCGGGCGATGGATTGATGAACGCCGGGGCCTGGGCCTTGATGTCGTAGGCGCGGCCGCGCGTCGCCCCGATCGTG